ACGTCGAGCACCTTCGCTCCCCAAAACTTAACCCGCTTAAACTTCAAGTGAAAAACTTCCTGCGCGATCTGGATTAAGGCCAGAAGGTTATTACAATTATTCGCGGCGCGTTCCTGCAGCCGCTTTCTGTATAACCATTTTTCCGGATCCTCGTTTACAAGTACGTTGTTCGCCGTCCAGCAATCCATGAAAATGCTTATTGCCGTTTCCTCGATCCTGCCGGTGATCGCGCCTTGAAATTGTGGCGGGAAAGTATTTACGTTCGTGCAGATGTGCAATGTATAGGACGCGAGCTCCCTGGATTTAACCAAAACTTCAAGCTTGCTTTTCGTTCGCTCGCCTTCCGGTACTGACATAAATCCTCCTTCCTGGTTTCCTTTAAGGTATGGCGGGGCGTGCGTGGCCGCCCCGCGTAAATCCGATTAACAAATGACAACAGCCGGGGCGAACCGATACGCGCTGCTCGCGTAGCTGTAGTAGTGGCTGCCGGCGGTGCCGGCAGTGGTCACATACCAAGTGTAGTACGCGCTCCCGCGGTTCGCAAACCGCAAGCGGACGTGCTGGGCGCTGTTCTTATTGTCCAGGCCGAATGTGCGCATCTGCGGATACTCCGTTCCGGTGGCCAGCGGCGTGCTGGATCCGGATACTCTCTTCCAATACTCCCAGATAACGCCTTCGGCGTCCGCAACCTGCGGGGAAAAGTGCATTTCCTGAAGAGAAGGAAGGAAAACGCGGTCATACATGTCCTGCGTGGTTCCGTCGTCGATAACGGTGTTTGTTGCCTGGGAAACTTTGACCGGCTTGATCGCGTTTATAAAATCGTTCTGGAAGCCTGCAAGAAAGCCGGCTTTCGTGATCTGATCCGGCACAATGTCCCAGCCGTCCTTTGCGGCCCACCATGCGTCCGCGCCAGCTGCGCTGTTAAGATACTGCCGAATTGCGGAATTCTTATAGTTATTCGCGCCGTAATAGGCTTCGCTTGCGCAGTTCATGTTTCCGTCTCTGGTCGCGCCCAAAGAGCCCAGGCTTGTTCCGGATGCCGAGAAGGTCGGCGTAATGGTTTCCAGAACGGTCTTTCCGTCGGCGGCGTATGTCTTAATACGCCAGTTCGCTTTCGTAGTTCCGGGCGCGTTGTCAAGTCCGCCGATCCGGCCATTCTCCGGGATCGCGACCGTCGTAGTAAAGCAGACAATGTCTCCGGCCCCTACGTTGTCGCCGCTGGCCGCCGTGATCGTAATGTAATAAGTTCCCGCGGCCAGTCCGTCCGGGCATTTATAGAACGCCCTCGCGTGGCTGAACTGTACGCCGAAGGGGTGCGCGTAATGCGCCTGCAGGAACATGCCGGGGACGCTTTCCTGATCCTCAAGCGTAACGTTCCCGAAGTGTACAACGTCGAAGGGCATAGACCAGGTTTTGTCGGCGACCGGGTCTGTCCAGGGGACGACGATCTGATCGCCGATATTGAAAATCTTATTAGCCTCGCCGGATCTTACGATGTTCGCGATCTCGTCCAGGTTCTGGGTATGCTCAAGCGTGGCCCCTGCCAAAATATCAAGCAGAAGGTTCTGCGTGTGCAGCTTCTCAACGATCTGCTTCCCGGTTTCGTCAAGAATAACCGGCTTTGTAATTGCGCTCATTTTTAAATCCTCCTATGAATGTTTTATTCCTCCGGCGTATAGGTAACGTTCAGTTCCCCGTCTACTACCGAAAAGCCGCAGGTTTCCAAATCGGCGACCCTCGTTTTAAGGGCCTGCCCCTCTGTTGCCAGGAAGGCCGCACCCGCTGCATTGACGTAGGTCGTCGCCGCGTTCCCTACGGTTAAATAGATATCCTGTGTAATCTGCGCGGCTCCGCCGCCTGCGTATGCGGGCATATAGTCGCCCGTTTCGCCTCCGGTCACCGCGATGCAATAAAGGACTTCGGTGCTGGATGCTCCGCCTTCCTCTTTTGCGTATACGCCTATTTCGTTGATGAAATACCCGCTTGTAATAAGCGGCTCTTCCGTAACGGGATCCAGGTTACTGATCAGCGTCGTGATCTTAATGCTGTCTTCCGAAACGATGGAAACGTGGGAAGGCGTGTAAGTATTCCGGAGGCTCTTAAGGGCGGTTCGCTGCCGAAGGTTCGCCGGCGTTCGTTCTGCCTGGCTGTAAACCCCGTCGCCGACCACGATCTTTGTAACCTCCAGGGCTGCTTCTCCGGTTTCTACCCTAAGAAGCAAGGCCGCGCCGGCCGCTGTTATGACGGCGTCGCTGAATGGTTGAGGCATGGCTTTTTCTCCTTTCTGCTTTCTGCCTGTTTATAGTTGCTTATGAAATACAGTGAATAGCCGGGGGCGTCGCGATGGTTACGCGAAAGCTTATACTGTGATTTCCCATTGTCCGAATGCTCCGCAATATTGAAACGCTTTCAATATGCGACCGAAGGTTCTTAACCTTCTCCAAAAGAATATTAAACCGGGCCACGTCGTCCGCGCTGGCCGGCGCGTTCGTAATGATCCTGAAGTAAAACGGATCCCCGCCGTACTCGTACCACTCGTTTACTTCGCATTCGCCGAAAATGCTTTTTGCCAATTCTTCGACCGCTGCCTTCGTGCCTGCAACCTGGAACCAGCGGACGGCCTGCTTTACAAGGTCGCGCTTAACCTCGATCGTGTAAGAAGTGTCGTAATACTGCGCCCGCAGCTCCGTGGCCAAAAGGTCGAGGGCGTCTTCCTGCATGTGGTCAATGTCGGCAAATACCAGGGCCCGGTCTTTGTAATTAAGAAGAACGCGCATTCCTTCCCGGATCGCATGACTCAAGCATTGCACCTCTGTGTCCTGCCGGTAGTTCGGGCCGAGCAGGTCGGTGATCTGGCCATCGTAAAGGCTAATCATTTTCTAATCCTCCGTATGTAAGGGCCGCGGCCGTACAGTGCGCGACCTGCGCCTGCGTAAGCTCCGTATATTGCGGGTATGTAATTACTACCCGCTTAACACCGGCCTGCTTAAGAAGGCCCAGAAGCTCATCCGGGTTTATGTCGCGGCCGATCTTGCCGCATTGCCACGCCTGGTAATCTTCCAGAGCCTGCTGCGCTGCGCCCTGGATCGCGGCCGCGCTGCTTTGGTCGCTCTTATTGATGTAATAGGTCGCCGCGATCTGGTAATTGACCGCCGTCGGTGCTCCGATCTGCAGGCTGTCTGTAAGCGGCTTCCGGTCGGCTGCCTCAAGGTATGCTTTCAGGCCCGCGATCTCTCCGGCCGTCGGCAGGCTGCCGTCCGCCTTAATAAAGCGGATATCTACAACGCCCGGGGACGGGCTCGTCGGCAATATGTCGCCGATTTCCGGATCGTAGCTTTTCGCGTGGTAAATATAAGCATCTTCCGGGCCCGCTGTGGAATAACCGGAAGGCGCAAGGTAAGCGCGTTCCGCCAGGCTCTGCTCCGATTCTTCGTCGGTTCCTCCGGCGCTTTCCGTCGTGTTCTCTATGCTGTCAATGAACGGCAGCGGGTCGACCATCTCTATGATTTCGCCGGCCTGGAAGCCGTTCCCTTTTTCTCCGGTTTCCGTGCATGTCATCGTAACAATTATTTCCGTTTCGCCCGCCGGGATCTCGTTGTATTCTGTCGTTTCGAAAAACGTTTCCCAGTCTGCTGTCGCCCTGGTTCCTTCCGGGATCGCTGTCGCTACGGCCCGGGCCTCCGCCAGGCTCCATCTGACGGAAACGGTCGCCTTCTGCTGCTCAAGCTCCGGCGTGTTCTTGAATGCTGCAAGGTGTTTAAGGTAATCCCCGTAAGAATACTTAAGAAAGTTCATCTTCCCGGCCTTATCTACGTTCAGGAGCCCCTGGTAAATGAACTGCGCGGAAGCCAGCAGGATAATCCTGTTCGGATCCGCCCGCTTAAGGTGGATCGTTTCGCCGGTCAATTCTTCCCACTTGTCCTGGTATGCCGTAATCATAAGGTTCTGCATATCCTGCAGCGTCAAATCGTCAATGAATGAAATATCCGGTAAATTGTCGATTGCGTCTAAAATATCGGCCACCGGTGCCACC